TGATAAGTTGGTTGATACGATCATCAATTAGTTCTTGACCATCGTCAGATAGTGGGTCAATCCATAAGGTAGTCATTATTTGCCTCCTTGCAGTAACCAGATTGTTAGTGCTGGGCCAAACATGACTGCAAATCCTATTAATGCTTGAATAAATGTTTTCATGCTGTTTCTCCAATTAATTCTAAATCAGAGTTAAACCACATAAAATCATGTTCGTTAAATTCGCATGGTATTGGAGTAATTTGCAAAGACTGTAGGCCGTCTTCGTCTTCGTGACCATATAAATGATCAAATAATTTGTATAAACCACTACGAGAAGTTTTAGCAATTTCACCATCATTGCCAAATTTAATTAAAAAATCGTTGTAATGGTTAATATGTAATTTTTTCATGACTTTTTCTTCTTTCACTTTAGTTAATTAAATTTACTGCATGAATTAAATACTAAAGCAAAAAACAAGATTTGTGTTAGTTTTTGTAAAAATATTTGTTTTGTATCTTTTTTACAACTTTCATACAAATCTATACAATATCATATACTATTACGATATTAACACAACAAAGGAAGAAAATGAATCCAATAACTGCATTGCAATTAGAGTTTGGTCTTTTATCAGACTTAGCTCAAAAATTAGGTGTTCGAGAAAGTGCTGTATACGCTTGGAAAGCAAGAAATACAATACCCAAGAAACATATCCGAAGTATTGAAAAACTATCTGAAGGCCGATTAACGAGAGAAATGCTTAGACCTGATCTATACAGAAAGGATTGATATGGCTGGTGATTGGATTAAATTTCAAATTGATACTCCAGACAAGCCAGAAGTTCTTGCAATTGCCAATAGGTTAAATATTGATCCTGATGCTGTTGTAGGAAAGTTAATACGAGTCTGGTCATGGTTCGATAAACATACGATTGATGGTAACGCACAGAGCGTTACATTTTCGTTCCTAGATCGTCTCACTTGCGTTACAGGTTTTGCAGAACAAATGCAATTTGTTGGATGGTTAGAACAAAACGGAAGTGTCTTAACAATGACCAATTTTGTTTATCACAACGGAAAGTCAGCAAAATCAAGAGCTTTGGGAAAGGATCGTCAAGATAAGCACAGAATTAGTAACGCAAAAAGTAACGCAAATAGTAACGCATCTACCGTTACGAAGTCGTTACCAGAGAAGAGAAGAGAAGAGAAGATAAATACTTATACAGATGATTTTGAGTTGTTTTGGAAGTTGTATTCAAAGCCAGTAGGCAAAGTGAATGCATTTAAAGAATGGAATAAATTAAAACCGAATGTTGAATTAATTAAAACAATTACAGAAAAAGCAAAAGCACAATCTATTGCCATACCAGAAACAAAGTTTCGTAAAGATGCAGAAAGATGGATCAGAGACAGAAGATGGGAAGATGAGATTACTGCAAAACCGACTAACGATATATTTTCACCACAAAGGACAACATTATGATTGGACAAAAAGAAGTATTCGAAGACTTGTACTCTGGTAAACAAATACCAAGTATTTTTGTATTCGTAGGAGATAAATCAGATTACTGGGATATGAAAGATACCATCTTTACAGAACAAAACCGTCCTAAGCCAAATGACTTATCTTTTTTAAAAGATCAAGTAGTACAACTAATTCACTTTAAAAACGCTTCTGACGAGTTTTTCTTTACTTGGTATACCTACCTATCAACCATAGGAATAAAAACGCTTGTAGCCACGGATTCGGAGGTAGAAACGTATGTTAGTAGACATTGATCTCAGTAAATACGCTGAATACTCTGAAATTAGGAATATGGTTAACGAAAAGTCTGATTTTGAGGCTGAAGTAGTCGAATACTTTCAAAACCTACAAAACGGTATTTTAGGTGACAAATTGCCTTTCTATTCTGCACAACAGAAGATTGGCTTTCGTAGAAAAGAAATAACCGTTTTAGCTGGAGTAAATGGTCATGGAAAATCATTAATCCTTGGACAGATTGCACTTGATATTGTGGATAAAGGATCAAAAATACTCATGGCAAGTTTAGAAATGCCTCCAGTATCAACCTTGGCTAGGATGACTAAACAGGCCACAGGAGTCAATATTCCTACTAAACAACAAATAAATGAGTTTATGAAATGGAAATTAGACCAGTTCTATTTATTTAATCATGTCGGCAGTTTGGAGTCCTGGCAAGTTATAAGCCTATGCAGATATGCAGCATTAGAATTAGGAGTCAGCCATGTAATTATTGATTCTTTAACTAAATGCACTAGAGGTGAAACTGATTATGACGGTCAAAAAGACTTTATGAACCAGTTATGTGAAGTTGCTAAAGAAATGAATATTCATGTTTTCTTGGTTCACCATGTCAGAAAAGGTAATGACGAGACAGAAACAGCGAATAAATTTGATTTAAAAGGATCTGGATCGATCTCGGATTTGGTGGACAACGTAATAATAATTGCCAGAAATGTAAAAAAAGAGCGAGAAACGGAAATAAATGGCATAGCAGACAACACTTTTCCTGATGCAGCATTAATTGTAAGCAAACAACGTCATGGTGACTGGAACGGCACGATCAGGCTCTGGTACGACAAAAAAAGCCAGCAATTTATCGAAAATTTTAATCAACCAGTAATTCAATATTTGAGGTAGTAATGGACGATCCTAATAAAGCAGTAGATTTCTTACTTAAAAACTCTAAGATATATGCCCAGGCTAAAGCTGAAAGAATCTATTTGGAAGAGTTTAGAAAGTCCAAGAAAGCATTATTAATGCAGCAAGCCCAAATGCATGGAGTAGAGACAATGTCGGCTCAGGAGCGTGATGCTTATGCAAATAAAGAATATCAGGAATTAATTAAAGGATTAGCAGCTGCTGTAGAAGTTGAAGAGGATCTACGGTGGAAGTTAATAGCAGCTCAGATGCGAGTTGATATTTGGAGAACCAATCAGGCAAATAACCGATTTATAGAGAAAGGATTAACATGAACCATCCATTTAACGTCATTGTGCATTTATTAAAACAATATAACCAGGCTATTCAAAACAGAGAATATGTCAGAGCTTATGAACTGGCCACAGACATTACGGATCAAGCCCAAAAGTTAGAAGATTTTGCTCAAGAGTCGGCAAATGCTGATTAAATTAACAAAAGAAGAAATTATTGTTGCTAGTCAGGTAGGTATTTTGCGACAGGCTGAAGATATTGACGAAGGAAAAAAATCAGTATCTGGTGAAAAGCCTGAGTTAGCTTGGCAAAGACACATAGAAGGAGCTCTGACCGAATGTGCAATGGCAAAATATTTAAATGTTTATTGGAATAAACGTCCTTGGCCTCATCCAGATGTTGGTAATATAGACGTTAGAAGTACTCATTGGTCATTTGGAGACTTACGCATAGAGCATAAAGATCCTGAGGAACGAAAGTTTTACCTATTAACTGGATTAAATGGGACATATACTATTCGTGGATGGATTTATGCAAAAGATGGTAAACAGGATAAATATCTTAAAACATATGATAAAAACCGAGAAATGAAATTTTTTATCCCACAATCACATTTAAACCATGACAAAAAGTGAGAAACAACATTATGACAAAATTGCCAGAATTGGCTGTATCCTCTGCAAATTCGTACTTGGGTACGATGATACACCAGCTGAGATCCATCATATCAGACGGTCAGGAAAGCGATCCAACGCACCAGTTATCGCATTGTGTCCAGAACACCATCGAGGAAATACAGGTATTCACGGCTATGGACGTAAACAGTTTGAGAGAGTATACGGAACAACCGAGGAAGCGTTACTTACCAAAACCTTAGAGCTCATATGATTACATTACCGTGGTATCCCAAACAACTTAATCCTAATGTTAGTTCGCACTATCACGAAAAGGCAAGGCACAAAGCCATATATAAAGAGGCTTGTTATTGGATAACAAAAGAATCTAAAACAAAAAGTAAAGACTATACCGAACTGCATATACGATTTTTTAAACCTACTCGAAGGTGGATGGACTTAGATAATATGTTGGCCAGTATTAAATCTGGGCTAGACGGTATGTGTTTGGCACTTGACATTGATGATCGGTGTTTTACAAAAATAGTCATAGAAATTGATAAAAACATTGGTGGAATGATACAAATAGAGTTAAAATAAATCGTGCAATTACGCACTTCTTTTAGCTAAAGGATGAATTATGGGAATGATGGACAAAAAAATGATGAAGAGCTCTACTGGTGCTATGCCTCCAAAGAGTGCTAGTGCTGCCGACACAAAAGGTGAGCGTAGAGACAAGATGGTTGGTGGTGTTGCAATGGGTATGATGGATAAGACTGGCAAGGACAATCAGTTCAATACTGGACGTTCTGAAGGTGTTTGTTATACTCACGACAGAAGCGGCTACAAGTAATAAGCGAAATGGCCCAAGTCACGTCTTGAGCCACTTCTAACCAAAACAACTTAAGAGGAGTTGCAATGGCTGTAAATAAGAATACTGATACCTGTAATTGTTGTCGATTTTTTTCTAATAATCAGGAAATAATGGGCAGCTGCAAACGGTATCCAACTTACCAGAACCGACATGGCTCGGACTGGTGCGGAGAATATTCTCCTGATCAACCAACACAGGTGGTCAATTTAATTGTTGAACATTTTGTAGAACCAACAGAACAACCAAAGAAAAAACGTGGAAGGCCATTTAAAAAATGAACTTAAAGCCACTTAACGACAAAGTAATCGTAAAACCAATAGAACGGATTAAATCCGAATTAATTGCCGTCATTATGGATGAGAAAGACAACATGGGTACGGTCATGGCTGTAGGCCCAGGTAAACGTCTAGAAAATGGTAAACGAGAAGAAATGCCGATAGAAGTAGGATCATTTGTTAGATTTGGACAAATGGGCAATGATGAGTACCTAAAATATCAAGAATACTTTGAAAATGGCGAAAGATACCTCATAATGAGCTGGCAAGACATATGTTTTATAACTGAAAAGGAGCAATAATGGCAACTAAACCTGGCTTATATGCCAATATTCATGCAAAACAAGAACGGATTGAGCGAGAAAAAGCTCAAGGAAAACCAGTTGAGAAGATGCGAAAGCCTGGCAGCAAAGGAGCACCAACTGCTAAAGCATTTAAAGAATCAGCAAAGACTGCGAAAAAATAATGGCTACTAAAAAACACGACAAGCCAATACCTCACAAGACTACTGGTAAGGATAAGACATACAATCCGACTGACAAAGGTGCTGGTATGACAGCTAAAGGCAGAGCTGAATATAACGCTAAGAACAATGCCAATCTTAAGCCTCCAGCACCAAATCCTAAAACAAGTACCGATAAAGGCAGAAAAGCCAGTTTTTGTGCAAGGATGGAAGGAGTTGTAAAGAATGCTAAAGGCCCAGCTGAGAGAGCCAAGGCATCATTAAAGAACTGGAACTGCTAATGCCATTAATTAAAAGTAAATCCGACAAAGCAATAGAAAAAAATGTTAAAGAGGAACTGAAGTCAGGAAAACCTCAAAAACAAGCAGTAGCAATAGCATTATCCGTTCAACGTCAAGCACAAAAGAAAGCCAAGAAATGATTAAATTAGAACTAACTATCCAAGAAGTAGAACACGCACTTAAGTTTATTGGCTGTGGGCCATATGCTGAAGTAGCAGACTTAGTTAATAAAATTAGAGAGCAAGGTCTCAAACAAGTACAAGAGATGCAAGCCTCAAAAAATGTTGTAGAATTACCACAAGAAGATTAATTTTTTCAAATATTTAGGAATTAAGTTAAATGGCAACGATTGGAGCACCTCTTGGTAACCATAATAATACGAAGAATAAGCTATTCTATGATCGTATTAAGATACATTTAATCCAGAATCCTAAGAAGTTGGAGAAGATTGTCGAGAAACTGGTGGCTAGTGCTATTGAAGGTGAGCCGTGGGCTGTCAAAGAGCTAATGGATAGAGTAGACGGTAAACCAGTCCAGGCTACTTCATTTGAGAACCCAGACGGTACTCCAATGGTTGGCAGCATACAAGTAACATTTATTAAGCCAAATGAGCCTACAGACAGCAATCAGTCGAGCTGAGTTTCCAGCCAAGCTAGAATGTTTATTTGTACCTGAGAACAGTCGTTACCGAGTCCTATATGGTGGCCGTGGTGGATCTAAATCATGGAATGTGGCTAGAGCTCTTCTGGTCAAAGGTGCTAAGAGTCCTATGCGATTTTTATGTGCTAGAGAATTCCAAACCAGTATTAAGGACTCAGTCCATAAGCTACTCACAGATCAGATATTCGCACTTGGTCTAGAATCGTTCTATGAGATTACCCAAAGCTCAATCCGTGGAAAGAACGGTACTGAGTTTGCATTTGTCGGCTTAAAGAACAACATAGCAAACATTAAATCATTTGAAGGTGTAGACGTATGCTGGGTAGAGGAAGCTCAAACCGTATCCAAATTAAGTTGGAACGTACTCATACCTACCATACGAAAAGACAAATCAGAAATATGGATTACGTTTAATCCTGAGCTAGAGACCGATGAGACATTTCAACGGTTTGTGGTTAGTCCTCCACAGAATGCAGTAGTTCAGAAGATTAACTGGTCAGACAATCCGTGGTTTCCTGAGACACTAGAATTAGAACGGCAAGCACTCAAGAACCGTGACATAGAGGCATATAACACCGTCTGGGAAGGTATCTGCCGACAGACATTAGATGGTGCTATCTTTGCTAAAGAAATGACTATGGCTGAGATAGAAGGACGGATTACCAAAGTGCCATATGATGCTACTAAGCCAGTTCATGCCATCTTTGACCTTGGCTGGGCAGACAATACAGCTTGCTGGTTGATGCAATTTATTGGCCAAGAGCTACATTTCATTCGGTATTTTGAGGATAACCAGAAGACAATTACCTATTATTTACAGGAAATGCAGAAGTTTGGCTATCTATATGACACGTTATGGCTGCCACATGATGCAGCTGCCAAGTCTTTAGGAACTGGTAGAAGTATTGAGGAAATAGTCAGAGCTGCTGGGTTTAAGGTACAAATGCTAGACCGAGTACCAATAGCCGACTCCATCAATGCAGCTAGGACAATATTTAATAAATGTTATTTTGATAGAGAAAATACAGCAGATGGTTTAAACTGTCTGAGACATTATCAATATGATGTAGATGTAGAAACTGGAGCATTTAGTCAAAAGCCATTACATAATATTTACAGTCATGGTGCTGATGCATTCAGGTATGTGGGTTTGATGGTGAACGAGCCTCGCAAGCCAAAGCCAAGAAGACCAGATTATCAACCTTATACGAGTTGGATGGCATAGATGGATGATCCTAGAATTGAAGAGGCAAAACAATTTCTGAGGTTTTGTGGTGAGGCAGATGCCAATAACCGAGCCGAGGCATTAGATGATGTGCGATTCTGTGCTGGTGATCAATGGCCAGTAGAGACACAAAATAGTCGATTACTTGAATCTAGACCATGTCTGACCATTAATAAAGTGGATGCCTACGTTAGGCAGATATGCAACCAGCAACGGCAACAGAGGCCACGGATTAAAGTCCACGGCATGAATTCTGAGTCAGATGCCAAGGTGGCAGAGATATTAACTGGTATCTGTCGGCACATTGAAGTGCAGTCTAACGCTGATCATGCTTACGATACGGCATTTGAATACGCTGTAAAGATGGGCTGGGGATATTTTAGGATAACTACCGACTATGTTCGAGATGACTCATTCGATCAAGAGATATACATTAAGCCGATAGAGAATCCGTTTACCGTTTACTTTGATCCGAATTCACAAGCACCAGACGGCAGAGATGCTGAAAAAGCATTAATTACTACTGTAATGACTAAAAAAGCATTTAGTGCAATGTATCCTGATGCTGAGGTAGACCAAGGATTTAATGCTAGAGGTACTGGTGATAGTAATGCTGAATGGGTAATGAGAGAAGACATACGGATTGCTGAATACTTTTATACCGTCCGTAAACCAGTAAAAATAGTTTTATTAAGTGACGGCACTACCGTTAAAAAGTCTGAATTACCAGATGAACAGCTAATGAATGATGCTGGAGTATTCATCATTAATGAGCGTGAAAGCCACGAAAAAGAGATTAAGTGGGTTAAGTTAACTGGGATGCAGATCCTTGAAGAGAGCACATGGCCTGGCAAGTACATTCCAATTGTGCCAGTTTATGGTCAAACCGTAGTGGTGGACTCCAAGCATAGGAAATTTGGATTAGTCCGTCAGGCTAAAGATCCACAGAAGATGTATAACTACTGGACAACTGCATTGACAGAGTCCGTAGCATTAGCACCAAAAGCAAAATGGATCTTGGCAGAAGGACAGGACGAAGGCCATGAGAATGAATGGGCTCAAGCTAATATTGCCAGTAAAGCTACTCTTAGATACAAACAAACAGACATTGACGGCCGTGTAGCACCACCACCAATACGGCAGCAGCCAGAAGCTCCACCAACAGGCATAACAACGGCTTTACAAGGTTTAAATGCTGACTTAATGGCAGTAGTTGGAATTTATGATCCTAGTCAATTGCCACAAGGTATGCAGTCTGGTAAAGCAATTCAAGGCCAGCAAATGCAAGTGGACATGGTTAACTATCATTACTTTGATAACTTAACTCGGTCTATTAGTCATGTCGGCACAATTATTCTAGATTTAGTACCAAAAATTTATGATACTCAGCGAGTTATGCGAATTATTGGTGATGATGGTAAGCCTGATTTGGTTAGTATTAATCAGCCTGGAGCAGATGAGCAAGGAATACAGAAGATATTAAATGACGTAACTGTCGGTCAATATGACGTAGTAATGGATACAGGCCCAGGCTATAACAGTAAGCGTAGTGAGGCAGTCGAATCCATGATGACATTGTTGGCTGCTGATCCTAATCTCATGCAGACTGCTGGTGACTTAATCTTTAGGAACATGGACTTCCCAGGAGCTGACGTGGTAGCAGATCGTTTAGCAGCTGCAAATCCAATGGCTCAGATCGATGATAAATCGCCAATACCTCCACAGGTTCAAATGCAATTGAAGGCTAATGATGCCCAAATGCAACAAATGCAGCAAGAGATTCAGCGACTGCACATAATGATCCAAGAACGTCAGGACATGGAGCAAGTCAAACAAGATAACATGACTAAACGTGAGTTGATGAAAGTCACAGCTAAAGCACATGAGATTGAAATGAATAACGAGACTCGCAGAGCTGATACTCAAGCTAGAGCTCAGACAACTATTCACGATACCGATACTAGAACCGACACAATGGTAGAGATTGAGAATTTAAAAGGTCAATTTGCCATGATTCTGTCGCAAATAGATGCAGCTGCAAGAAGAGCTGCTGCTTTTGAAACTACTGAGAGAGCTATATAATGCCTACCGTAACCAGCGAAAACAAAGCAGAATTTGACCAGCAACAGCTTGCTAAGAAAGGCTTAATGAAGAATGAGCCAAATATTAATGATCTGCGAGACTCTGTATCTAGTGCTATTACTAAACATGACAGTCTAGACCGTAAAGAAAAGATTGCTAATAGTAAAGATGCCCAAGGTAAAGTAGAGCAATATATTGGCAAAGGCAAAAAGTTATTGTCTGGCAATATTAAACTAGAGAAAGCAGAGAAAGGCTACGAAGGTAAGCAGCCATTAAAGCTACCTGATGGCCGAGGAGTAGAGACAACTGGTTTGTCATTCTCTCCAGCATATGAAGAAGGTAAATTTAAGACTTGTCCTAATTCAGCATCATGTGCTAAAGAATGCCTTGGTAAAACTGCTAACGGTAATTACATTTATGGTGGTGGAGCTGACCTAGACAAAATGATTGGGCCAAGAGCTACTCATTTAAAGAAATTGCATTCTTTCTTGCGTGAACCAGAGGCTTTTGCTACACGATTACATGATGAGATTACATCAAGAAAAGAACGAGCTGAGAAGAACGGTAACCAGTTAGCTGTACGATTAAATGTATTAAGCGATATACATCCTAAAGTTTGGGAATCATTAATTAAAGCTCATCCTGATGTTAGTTTTTATGACTATACTAAAAACAAAACTAAGGCTGTAGCTCCTAACCATCATTTAACGTATTCCAGTACTGGAGTGTCGCAGAAAGCTGGTAAAAACGGTTTAAAAGAAGATGTACACAATGAAAATCAAAACTGGCATGACGTGCGTAAAAAGCTGGATGAAGGCCAGAATGTAGCTATGCCATTTAGTCACAGAGACTCATTGCCTGAGCATATACATGATGAAGAATCAGGTAAAAAGTACAAGGTTATTGATGGTGATACACATGATTACAGGCCACTTGATAAACAACCAGAAGGATCGCCAGGAGCAGTAATAGGACTCCGTAAAAAGTCTATGTTGCATAGCAATGCAAATGCAGCCAAAAATTCTAGTGGATTCTTTACTCATTACGATCCAGAGCATAAGAAAGATGACAAAGGCAAATTAGTCCGTGATGAGAATAAAGATCCTATACCAACTAATAAGGTAGTGACTATTGCAAAACAAGCAGCAAGTAGGATTAATCTTAACAATGATAGCAAGGTGGAGAAATGAAAAAACTAGAGTTAGAGGACTTTTTAGAACAATTCCATAACCATCATATGTTTAAGGAAGAAGAGAAAGAGCACTTGCCAGAATGGTATGAAAGTAAGAAAACTGACAAAGCACCAATGGCTACTAAGCCTGGGCAAAGTAATTTAAAAGATTTAATTTAAATTGACAGTAATTATTTAATGTATTAATTTATGTAAAACCTTACCAGTTAGGTAAACTGGGTAAATTCTTGGAGCTTATCCATGTCAGAAGCAACTGTATTAACTAGCGAAAATAGTGCCGAGTTTTATGCAAATAAATTAGGTTTAGCTGATCAACCAGAAGTTGAGGCTGTAGCAACAGAGCCAACTGAGGAGATTGAGCAGAGTGAACCAGAGGCAGAAAATGAGGACAAGGTAACAGAGGAACGGAAATCCAATCCTAAACTTGAAAAGAGGTTTTCAGATCTAACTAAGCAACGAGAGCAATTGCGTAAAGAAGTAGAGCAAGAGCGATTAGCTAAGACAGAACTGGAGAATCGTTTAAAGGCATATGAGACACAGGCTGCACCTAAACAGGAGCAGAGCAGCAATCAGAGGCCACAGCCGTCACAATTTGTAGATGCATTTGAATATGCAGAAGCATTAGCAGATTGGTCAGCTGAAAACGCTGTAATGAGAACAAGACAGGAAGATGTAGAGCGTAGAAGACAAGAAGAACGAAATGTAATAATTGACACATGGAATAAACGACTTGAAACTACTAAAGCTGAAATACCTGATTTTGAAGAGATGGTGCAATCTAGTGACGTTATTGTCCCAGATGCTGTCAGAGATGCAATCTTGGAAAGCGAAGTTGGCCCAAGAATCTTGTATCATTTGGCAGAAAATAAAGACATTGCTAAAAAGATAACCAAATCAAGCATCATTACTGCTCTAAGAGAAATAGGTAAATTGGAGGCAAAATTTGAGAAATCAGAAGAGCCAACAAGTAAGACTGTTGCTGTGAAGTCTAAAGCACCAACTCCGATTAGTCCAATTAAAGGATCTGGAACGATTGCTGACGTACAAGTAGATGGCGAAGGAAAATTCTACGGTAGTTATCAAGCGTATAAAGAGGCTCGAAAAGCTGGACGGATTAGGTAAATCTAATTTATTTTAAAAGGAAATATCATGGCTAATACCTTATTAACCATTTCCAAGATTACTAACGAAGCGTTAATGGTGTTGGAAAACGAATTAACATTTACTAGTGAAGTCGATCGTAACTATGATGATCAATTCGCTGTTGTAGGTGGAAAAATTGGTGCAACTGTAAACGTCCGTAGACCAGGCCGTTTTGTTGGTGCAGTTGGCCCAGCTCTGGTTGTTGAAGACTTTAACGAGACTTCAGTACCAGTAACTTTGTCAACTCAATTTCAAGTGTCAACTCAGTTCACAACTCAGGATTTAGCATTGTCTTTGGATATGTTCTCAGACCGTGTTTTAAAGCCAGCAGTTGCTGCAATTGCCAACAAAATTGACCGTGATGGTTTATCAATGGCTACTCTACAAACTGCTAATACAGTTGGTACAGCTGGAACTCCTCCAACAGGCTTAATTACTTATTTGACTGCTGCTGCTTATCTAGACTCCGAAGGAGCTCCAAGAGATGGCCGTAGATCATGTATCGTTGAGCCGTTTACATCTGCAACTATCGTTGACAGCTTAAAAGGTCTATTTGTACCTCAAGAGGCTATTAGCGAGCAGTATCGTAAAGGTTTGATGGGTAAAGACAGTTCTGGTATGAACTGGAAACTTGATCAGAACGTAGTGTCACAGACTTACGGTAACTTTAGTTCTTCTACTGTTACTGCATCTGTTGCTACTACAACTGCAACTGGTTTCTTAACATCTGGCTGGGCATCTACATCGAGCATTAGTTTGACTGCTGCTAATACTGGCACAATCAATCTAAACGCTGGTGATACATTTACCATTGCTGGTGTATTTGCAGTTAACCCACAAAACCGTCAAGCATATGGTTCAAACAAACTACGTCAATTTGTAGTTAAGTCTGCTGTAACTGTTGCCTCTGGTAGCTCTGTAACTGTAGTTGTTTCTCCAGCTGTTATCTCTGCTGGTCAGTTTCAGAACGTATCCATTCCAACTACTTCAGCAACTGCTGCTGTAACATTCTTTGCAAGCCAATATAATGCAAGTGGATCTGGAGTTGTTAGCCCACAAAACATTATCATGCACCGTAATGCCTTTACATTAGCTTGTGCTGATTTAGAGCTCCCAGAAGGTGTACATTTTGCTGGACGTGCATCTGATAAAGAAATTGGTCTAAGTATGCGTGTAGTCCGTCAATATACCATCAATAACGATTCGATACCGACTCGACTTGATGTATTGTATGGCTGGGCCCCACTATACCCAGAACTTGCTTGCCGTGTTGCAGCTTAACTTTAAAGGAAAATAATCATGGCCGCTCCAAATTCAGTCTCAACAATTCACCCAAGTAACTTAGCTACTAATCAAGCAATTCGGTTATTGGCTGTTGCAACAGGTGTAAACGTCAACTCAACTGGTGACCAGGCAACTTTGGCAATTAATAATGCCTCAAGTTATTCTGTATCCAATGTCGTGTTTACTAATGCCTCAATAAGTCTTTCTTCTGCTGCTGCTGGACTATTTACAGCTCCAGCTGCTGGTGGTACAGGACTTGTTTCGAATGCTGCTCTATCTGCTCTTACATCTAGTACAGTTGTAAGCCAGAGAACTGTAGCATCAACAGCATTACAAACAGCTCAGAACTTATACCTCAACGTAGGTACTGCACAAGGTGCAGCTGCTACTATGGATGTATATGTTTATGGCTACGACTTCAGCACATTTTCTTAATTTGAGCTGAATAATTGAAGAAAGCCATCCGATAAAAAGGATGGTTTTTTTCTATGAATGACTTATAATGAACTAACCGAAAATCGGTTTTCTTTGCAAAGGAAAAATTATGCCGTCAACCACCATTACTAGAGGAAATATACTTTCCTACACTCTATTACAAACTAACATTACTCCAGCAGCAACAGCAGCAAATACTTCAGCAGCACAGACATTTACAGTACCAGGACTAGTTACGACTGATATTGTCCATGTGTCATGTGTTGGAGCACAAACAGCTGGTATATTTATTGCCGATTCTAGAGTAAGTGCAGCTAATACATTAAGTATTCAATTTGCTAATTGCACAGGTACTTCAGCAACAGCAGCAAGTGGCAATTACATTGTTGAAGTAATTGAAGTAGAAGGCCCATATCCTAGTACTGCGAATTAATCATGGCTGCCACTCAAGTATTACGAACAGCTGGGCCAACAACTGCAATAGCCGTTACAACGTCAAGTAGTACTGCTGTAACGATTACTCCAGCTGGCACAACGCAAGTTAGTTATTGTGGATTTTTGAATGTTGCAAGTACACCAATAGCAATTACCATTACTCCTGTAGTGGCTGGTGTAGGAACGGCAGTTACAGCAGCATTTCCAACGGCTGGCTCATCTAATAACACAATTATTCTAGGTGTTTCGATGAGTACTCCAATGGTGATTGCTGTACCTCCAATATTCCAAGTAACTGCAATAGGCACAGCTAGTTCGACATTATATGTAACACCAATGGTTGACCAGACTTAGGAGTTTTTATGGCTGATCCAGCCTCCACGGTAGATCAAAATCTACTGCCAGTACAGGCTTACTTTAACCTGGATGGTAGTTTTAGTACATTTATTGGGCAGAGTCAGCCATTCTATGCCACAACTAATCCAAGTCAATCTGGGTTATCGATTACGAATAGCACAATTAATAGCTCGACTATTGGTGCTACAAGTCCGTCAACTGGTGCATTTACAAGCCTATCTACTACAACAGGTACGGTAGCTACCAGTCCAACATCAAACACCGATATTGCCAATAAACTGTATGTTGATACGGTTGCACAAGGACTTAATCCAAAGAATGCTTGTCAGGTAGCAACACTTGTAAACATTACTTTATCTGGATTACAGTCAATTGATAGTTACACTACATTAGCTGGTGATCGAGTACTGGTTAAAAATCAATCTACGCAAGCTAATAATGGTATTTATGTGGCCTCTGCCAGTACATGGACAAGAGCCACGGATATGGATATTTGGTCAGAAGTGCCAGGAGCATATACCGTCATTTTAAATGGTGGGCAATCAAGTACTGGTTGGGTATGTACAGCAACGGCAACAGGTACAATTAATGTAACTGCTATGCCTTGGAGTCAGTTTAGTTTAAATGCAACGTATTATGCTGGTACAGGACTGAGCTTATCCTCCAATACTTTTAGTATTACGAATACTGGAGTAACAGCTGCTACTTACGGATCTGCCAGTCAATCCTTAACGGCTATAGTCAATGCTCAAGGACAATTAACCAGTTTAGCTGCACAAAGTATTGCAATTGCAAATACTCAGGTAAGTGGCCTAGGCACAATGAGCACTCAGAATGCTAATAGTGTTTCCATAACTGGTGGAAGTATCACAGGAACGACTATAAGTGGCTCTACAGGAGCTTTTACAACTCTGTCAGCCTCTGGTGTTATTACATCAACTGTAGCCACAGGAACAGCTCCTTTTACCGTTTCTAGCACAACTGCTGTATCTAACCTAAGTATTGGTGGAAATGCAGCCACAGCTACCACGGCATCAAGCGTAACTAATGCATTAACTTTTAATAACTTGGGAGCTGGAGACAGTTCTGGTACAACTTTTAATGGTTCAGCAGCTAGGACATTGTCGTATAACTCTATCGGAGCACCATCAACTACAGGCACAAATGCTACTGGAACATGGGGAATCTCGGTAACTGGTAACGCTGGCACAGTTACAAATGGAGTAGTTACGACAGGATCTTACGCAAATCCATCTTGGATAACTTCTATTCTGGGATCAATTGTAAGTGGAGCAGTCACAAGTGCTACCACGGCTACGAATTTAGCTGGAGGCACAACTGGTGCTATTGCTTATCAAAGTGGAGTAGGAGCAAGTACTTTCTTAACTTTAGGTACAACAAACTATGTATTAACAGCTGGAGCAAGTGCTCCTCAGTATGTGGCTCAGAGTACTTTATCGGTAGGATCGGCAACAAGTGCAACAAGTGCGACTACAGCAACTAATCTAGCTGGTGGAATAGCCAGTCAGATACCGTATCAAAGTGCAGCTGGAACAACAGCATTTATTGCTAATGGTACAAGTGGATATGTGTTGACTAGTAATGGAACGTCTGTACCTAGTTGGCAGACAAATGCAGCCTCGGTATCGGTCACAGATGATACAACTACTGTAAGCACTCGGTATCCATTATTTGCTAATCAAACATCTGGGAGCATAACTACTCAGTACACTAGCTCTACAAAACTGCAATTTGTACCCAGTACAGGCACATTAACGGCTACA